CGCCAGCGGGGTCTAGCCCCATCGCGGTCATGGCCAGCCCTACGCCACCGTCCGACCGCCAGCGGGCTTGCGCAGCCTCTACCCACGCCGTCGGAATGACCTGGTTGGCATCGTCACGAACCGACGCGCCGAATTTGCCATCCCGGTAGGCGTCACGCAGTTCTTGCGGCAGCGCACTCAGCACCGCCGCATAATTGGTTTCCGATAGATCAGGGTTATCAGACAGCCGCGCCCGGATGAATGTCCGCGACCGCGCCACCACCGGTTCCGGTTCGCCCGGGATTTCGTGCGGACCCGGCCCATCAACTTCCTTGTCTTCCCCGTCAATCGTCGTGAACCACCGCAGTTCGCCCGGCTTGGCGGGGTTTGGATGCATGGGGTCAAGCCACGGCGCCCAATACTTGATGACCCACAAGCCTTCCGGATTGGTTGGCGGATTGCCAGTCGCCACAACTCGGGTTCGTTGGCCAACGTCGGCCGCCCGGTTCCAGCCGTTGATGAAGCGGAATTGCGTCTCCGAAAAGTCGGTGATTTCGTCGTACCCGATCAGGTCGTGCGGGTCGCCCTTGTGTTTCTGCTTGTCGTCCTCAAGCTGGACGCCGCCAAATTCCACGGTCCGTTCCGGGAATGTGAAGGTCTGCAGCTGACCGTTCCAGCCGTCGCGGTGCCCGACGATCTCCGAGAATCGCTTGATGAATTTCGATGCTTCCTTGTTCGTGCGCCGCAGGAGCAGCGAGCGTTTATGCTCCGTGAGCGCGAGGCCCATCAGCAGATCAGTTTTCCCGCCGCCAGCTTCGCCGCCATAGAACAATTCATCAGCCTGCGTTTCGACCGCAAGCGTTTGGGGACCGGGGTTCGGGTGCCAAAGCTTCCGAACACCGGCCACCGTTTTTTCAAGACGCTGACGTGCGACAGGATCGAGACCGGCAATCAGCCGTTCAACCGCCGCCAGATCAGCGTCAACCGACATGGGCTAGACGCGGTTGGCCGAGACGTTCACCCAATCGATATCCATGGTCTTGCCGGCAGCTGCCGACTTCGGACGGATACCAAAATGCGGGGTGAGCGCCACCGTGGCCGTCAGGGCGTTGGTCATCACGTTGCCAAGCAAGGCCCCGTTTCGCCAGAAGCGCGCATTGCCCGAGGTATCGAGTTCAACCGCCAGCGTTTCATACGTGGCCGCAACCGGAGCAATCGTCGTGTTCTGTGCAGTGGCGTCAGTGTCACCCTTCACGCCAACCAGCCACCACGTATCATCCGTCATGGCGGTGTCGAACATGAAGCCGACCGCGTCGGAAGCATCCGAGGTCAGGCCGTTGGCTGTGCCGGAGGCGTAGATCGGGCCTTCCAGCGACTTGGTATCGGTGAAGCCGAAGAAACAGGACGCCGAGGCGATCGAACCGAGGGCAATACGGGCCGCAAGACGCAAGCCGCCCTGATTGGCTTTCCAGCCAAGCGCCGAATTGAGCTGCGCATAGTCGGCCGCAACCGAACCGGCAGAGTCACCGGCGGTCAGGCGATAGACGCCGTTGACGCCTTCAACAATCCCGCCGTCAGACGTGGACGAATCGGTCCCTTCGGTGAAGTTCCACTGGTCCGCGACAACGTCGCCAAGAAAGTCGTCGAAGAGTACGACGTTACGCGCGCTTGGCATGATGATCTGATCGGCTCCGGACCCGGAGATGAAGCCGCCGATGGAAACGAGGGCGTCCTGATCGGTCAGACCGACGCGGCGCCCATGCAATGAAGTGAGAATCTCAGGCATTTGTTTATTCCCGTGTTTGCTGTTGCTTACTTTCCACGCCGGGCTACGTACCGACGCGCTCGAAACCGACGACGCCGACGCCGCTTGATTGCGGCCACCAGTTCGCCGGAACCATCAGGAGGCGTTGCGCCATCCCCGTCCGTCATTTGAGTTAGGAGCCAGATCACGGGCCACCCGGATCAACCTGCGAAACAGGATCGCCCGCCGTCTGCGTGACCGCACCGGACCACGATTCCGTGGTGTCATCCTCTTTGTAGACCGTCAACGTGCCGCCCGAGATACCCCAGCGGTTGCGCAGGAAACGCAGCGCCTGCCGGACCGTCCGAACCGTCGTCGAGCCTGAATCCGTACCCGTCGCCAGATCACGGTTGAGCAGGGCATCCGCGTTCTGTACCGCCGTTGGCAGGGCCGTGATTGCTGCCAGCGTGGCGTCATCCGCCCCAGCCAGTGCCGTCGCCAGCTCCGAGTTCGTCGGAACGTCGCCGATCAGCGTGGCCAGCGCATCCGTGGCCGCAATGACCAGAGACTGGTCCGCCGGATCGGATGGGAGATTGTCCGTCTTCGCCTTGACCAGCGCCACTTGCGCCAGGACAGCGTCATCGGCCGAGGCGAGAGCGGTTGCCAGTTCGGCATTCGTCGGAAGATCATCGACCGCCGTGGCCGTCGCCAGCCCCGATTGAATCTCCGTCACTGCATCCGTGGCAAGCGCCGAGGCGTTGACCGAGTTCGCAGCCAATCCATTGACCGTCGTAACCGCAGTCACCAGCGGAATGACATTGTTGGTGCCAGCGTAGCCCGTGCCGTCAAAGAAGGATTCAGCATTGTCTGCAGCCGTGGCGTCACCTGAAATCCGGTTTGCGTCCACAACCCACTGGTCATTCGTGGTGTTATAGTTCGTGGCGAAATCCGTGGCGAAGACAACCACCACGTTATCGCCCGCGCTTGTCGAGCCGCGAATTGCCTGCGCATCCGCGTTGACGCGCTGGTTGACCAGAGCCAGCGGCGCCGTGCCGATCCATAGCCGCAGATCAGCCTTGACGACACCGGAGGCAACGTCGAGCTGCCCTGTACCTGTGCCAGACGACACCAGCACGCTTGCGCCGATATCCCGCCCGGTCAGCCCCGTGCCATTCAGCTGCGTGGCGTTGACGCGAATGTCCCCGGCCTCTTCCGGGTAGAGAACGATATTGGTTGTCTTCGCACCCGACGACGACGTTTTGATTTGAATGCAAACCGCGTCCGCGTTCATTTCCGTGGAAGTCAGGTCGAGATAGTACATTCCCGACGACGTGGCGATTTCCGTGGCTTCGTTAGTGCAGTCCGCGAACGTGCCAGCGTCCTTGGAAATCTCCGAATCAAGGCCCGTGGCGCCCGCAACAGGGTCGCCGTCCGCATCGAGGATCGGGAAATACACACGATATGCGACGTTCTTTTGCGCAACCGGCCGGGCGTCAGTCGATGCCATTTACCAGACCCCCGTTCCGCGTCCGAAATTGCCAGATTGCGGAGCAGCGAACGCCACCCCGCCATTCCGCTTCGCCATCGGTTGACCGGCAACGACCACGTCGACCTCTACCCGCTTCACGAAATAGAGCCGGTTGGCGGTGCCCGTCGTGTAGCCCGTGGCGTTCTGTGTCGAAGCATCGGAGGCGTTCTTGTAGTAGGACGCCATGCCCGTATAGGCGACGTAGCGCAGCACCGTTGGATTGGTCGGGAAATACCCGGCAACCAGCAACGGCTTGGTCTCATCGAGCGTAAAGGCGATATCGTCGGAGACCGCCGTGGCGCCCGCCAGGATGGTGAAATTCCCGCTACCGCCGACCGTCAATTGAACCGGCGTGGATTCAAAATCGTACACGTCACCGGATGACGCACCGTGCCCGACGTAGCACGCACCGAAATTGCAGCTGCCGCCGGCCGATGCTTCCAACGTTATCCGCGTCGGACCACCCGAGACCAGCAATTCCGAAGCCGGGATCAGGACGCGGATCGTATACCCGAACCACCCAACCTCGTTTGAATTGAACGTGACCGCAGCAAGCGAATCGACATAGGCCATTTACGGTTCGCGCGGCTCAAATACCGTCGTGACTTCCTTAGGCTTCAACGTCACCCGAGGCGCAGGCAGGATGCCCTTGCCATCGAACACTTCACGCACCGCGTCGACCTTGCCCGGGAATACGGTTTCAAGATTGCCGACCGCCGACTTGAACGCGGAGACCTTGTTGGAAATCTCGTTCAGATAGCCGCGCAGCTTTTCGATGACGGCTTCCGCTTCCTCGTACTGCACGGACGTGGCCACCCCGCCCATGACCGCGTCAAGCGCGTCCTGATATTCGCCGGCCTCTAGCGGGTTCACGCAAGGCGCTCCCGCATGGACGCCAACACCGCTTCCGCCGCAGTCTTGCGGGCCTCGGCAGCATCAGCCTCACGGTTCGCCGCCGCAACACTGGCGTTGACCTGTTCGAGTACGCCGCTGATCCGTTCGATTTCCACCTGCAGTTCGGCCTTGCGGGCTTCCGCCTTGGCTTCCGCTTCCGCAACCAGCCGATCGGCAAGCGCCTTGTTCTCGCCACGAATTACCTTGGCGTCGTCCTCCAGAGCGGCAATTGTCTCTTTCAGGCCAATGATTTCGTTATCGAGATTGTTGCGCCATTCTTCATGGCGAGCAACCGCGGTCTCGGCTTCCGCCAGTTCGGCTTTCTTGTTGCCGATCATGCGGGACAGGCTCATTGCCTCGCCCATCTCAGCGTCAAGCGCCTGCCAGGCTTCCGCCTCTTCGGCCCGTGCGCGGATCATCTTCCGCATTGCGCTCATGCTCATTGTGGCACCTGTCCCGTTTCCTCGAACACCAATGTTCCATTCAGTGTGATGCCATCGGCCGGCGCCGTAATACGGATCACCGCACGTTCGTTAGCGCGCAACCAGATGCATTCTTCCTCGACCGGGTCCCATATCCACCCGGCGCGGACGTTGAACGAATCCGACAGCATCAGGACGCCCGACGTGGTGGCCAGTCCCGTGTTATTGATAGCCACCGTGGCCGCAGCTGCGCGCGACCATGGCTCAAGGTTAGCGGGGGTTACCGGCCCGCCACCCGATCCGGTCACCGTATGACCGCGGATGATCTGCACCGACAGCAACTCGTCTTGCGCATCGCCCGCATCGGAATACTGCCCAATGCGACACTCACGCAGGCGCACCCGACTGTCAGCAGGGGCCACTATCTCGAAAACGTCTTGCGCCGCGGAGGCGCTTACCGCCGCAAACGCCGCTGTGAAAATCGTCATGCTTCGCCTTTCTGTCCTTCCCTGAGCAGGCCGAGGATCACCCGGGCCAGTTCGCGATTGTCCGTCAATGCCGTGCCGTCAGGGTTTTCCAACGACAGTCGTTGTTTGCCGCCGGCAGCTTCCCAAAGCTTGGAAAGCGCCTGCACCTTGTCGCCCATCTTCAATTCAATGCCGTTCGTCGTCTGCTTGATGCCAGTCACCGCCCGGCGTGCGCCGTTCGGAATGTCCGCCGATGGTTTCAGGGTAACGGTCGAACCATTCCACTCGAAAAAGTCGGCCATGTCCGAGAAGGCGATTGCCGCCAACTCATCGACGATCCGCGCCTTGGTGACCCCGCTATTCTCATCGAGAAGGCGCGCAATGGCAGCGCCGACCAGCGGATGGTTCCGATTTTGCGTCCCGATCGTATAGGCCACGTCCATATTGGCGCAGTCGTATCCGGCCCGGATCGCCGCCTGTCCGGCGTTAAGGTCAACCATGTACTCTTCAACGAACCGACGCTGCTTGTCGGTCAGTCGTTTGTGCCAATCAGCCATTCATTGCCTCAAATCTAGGTGGCGCGGACACATGCCAGGCGAAGGGACAGAGGGAAGGAGGCCACGCCCCCAGCCGCCCACGACACATGCCCGCGCCGTTTTGCACGCAACCGATTGAGGGGACCGGCCACCGCGCGCAAAAGAAAAGGCCCGCCGCAAGGGCAGGCCCGGAAACAGTTTTGGAACTTGATGGATTATGGTCCCCGTGGGGTTACCCGTCAATAGCCGATCGGTTATGGGGCAACCGCCTTATCATTGCCGCGCACGTCGTCACCGGGTTGCCAGCTATCCCCGACCAGTCGCAGGAACGCGGCATCCTTCAGTTGCTGCACGGTCCACACTTGGCCGGCAGGAATAGCGGTCTCATTCAGCTTGAACACCGGCCGGGCGAGGATCACCACGGCGCACTCCGGCTCCGAATCGCGCGTGAAATCGCCCTCCGGATCGGGACACATGACGTGCATGTACGTCCACGCCAACCGTTCACCGGGGTAGAGAACCGCCAGCAGCTTCCGGACCTCCAATTCCTGTTCCTCGGTTGGAGACCACGGCCCGAGCGTCGAGCCGGTCCCGTTGTCGTTGGTCCAGATATCACTGTCAGTTGTGCAGTAATGCATGGGTTTCGGCCTCCTTCGCCGAGCGTTACGGTAACGTCACTGTAACGTCACGCGTTATGGTTAAGTCCCTCAGTCTTCACCTGCCACCGGCTCAAATCCAGTCTCCGACAGCGCATCCCAAGATATATCCCCGTAGCGGTCTTGGCCAAGGTCTTTGCGGCTGGTCCGGATAGCCTCCGTTACCGCCTTGTTGATAATCGACGCGTCAGGCATGGCGTCGGCAAGACCCGGCCATTCCAACATGGCCACGATCACCGCCTGCTCAACCTCATCAGCCAGTTCCGCCGATATTCCGGAATGTCCGCGGACGGATCGGCCAATCATCCCGTACAGATCGACCTTGCGCGCCTGGTAGGCGCTGGCACGTTCGGCCGCCAGCTTTTTCCGCTTTCGCTTGCACACCGGCCATCCGGCCCGTATTTCCAAGCTCCGAGCATTCGCCGCAGCCAGTTCCCCACTTTTGACATACCTATCAACGGCTGAATTGCCACAAAGCTTCAACCATTGGGCAGTCGCATTGACGCTCAAGCCGCAGCGCAGAAGGTTAGCCGCCTCCCGGCGCGTTTCATCATCCATGACCCACCGCCGCCTCCGGATCGGCCCCCTGTGTTCCTTCCCGGCCCGCCGTGCCGCCGCCAGTGCCACCCGATATTCGGGATGACACCGAACCCCAGATTTCAGCGCCGCAGCCGTCGGATACCCGTCCTTGCCATCGAACGACGCCAGGCGCCTCCCGGCCGCGATCTGTTCCAGCGCCGGGCCGTAGCGCACCCGCCAGTCCCCCAGCCGAACACCGCCGTCTTGAGCTGCATCAACCGCTTGCCGATATGCCTTGCACCGCTCAAGCCTCTTGTAATGCTCGCGACTCATGGGAAAGCCAGGCCGACCAAGCATCGTGCCGACGCGGTGACCATCCCTCAATCCGGCCACCAGCCTTGCAAAACGATCCGGCAGCTTGACGGCATCCAACGAACGGCGCCGCATAGTCTTGTATTTCGAGAGGGCCGGCGCGATCAGGGCGAGGCCCGGGAAGCGGCTCCGGTAGTCCGACGCGGTCAAGCCATGCACAACCCGCACATGATTGGCCAGATACGTCCCCCGGAACCGGCACAAGGGGCAGGCGATCTTATCGCTGTCCGTGGGAGGCTGCGCCAAGGCACCAACGGCAGCGGCAGCGAGAGCGTCTCGGAATGCCTTGTTCCGGCCTCCCGCCATTGAGTTTAATTGCGTGATGGTTGGCATACCCGGCATGGCTGCGATTTCCCGCCGAAGCTTCGTCCGCGACAGTTCGACGATCTGCAGCCATAGCGCACTTCCCGGCGCAATCCTTGGCTTCCGTGCCATTCGCCAGGGTTAGCCCGGCCCGAACAGCACATAGACCAACGCCATCACGGCGCCGGCCAGCATGCAAACCGAGGCCAGATAGACCAGTTCGCCGCGTGTCGGCGGACGACGACGCCCGCTTACGTCCGTCGTCGGGATAGGCAGCTGCAACACGCAATCCGTCATATCCATGCCAGTCGCCTCAAGCGCCCTCCATTGCGCCTGCGAAAGCATAAGCCGGGTGCCGGTTATCGCCCTAAAGTTTGCAACCAGTGTCTCCGCCTCATTCACGTTCCGCAGTGCCATACGTACCGCCTCCCGCGTTGGGTTTCTGCCGGTTTCCCATAGTAATGATCGGCCAGCACGTCCAATGCCAGCCTCAAGTTTTCCAATGCGGCCGATTCGGCCATTTTGTTCTCGGCCCTACCGTACAGGACGGCCCCGACATGGCTCAGGCGGGTGCCAGGCGGCTGGATCAGGACGCACTCAGCGAGGATCGGCCATAGACGCTCGCCCACGGCTTCCCGTGCCGCCCGGTATCGTCGCCGGGCATCGAGGCTTTCTGCCGTCACGAACGCCGTCACCCGTGCCAGACCCGAATCCGTGCGCCGTTGTCCGCCGGCACCGAACGAGACAGCGTCAACCACGCCCTCGGCCATGGACTTCTCTGTATCGGTCCGCAGCATGTCCCCGGCGTTGAATTGCCGGATCGTCAGCTTGTGTCTCTGTTTGAGCCGATCAATAATCGATTGATGTGTGAGCTGCCGTTTGCCGCCCTCTTCCAGTTCGAGCGCCCCACCGTCCTGCAGAACCCGTTCGACAGTGCTGGATTGAAGCGCGCGGCTTGATCGATCCGCCAGCTTCTTTTCCAATTCCTGTAAAGGGGTTCGCGGGGGTGCAGGTGGATTCCTGATCTTACCCCGGCTCGCCATCCGTTGCCCCCAGCCTCTGCACTGCATCCTGTAGACCGAGGATGACCGCCAGTGCTTGTTCCCGCCGCATTCCGACGCCTTTACCGGTTGGCGCCCACTCGCCGTTCGTCTTCTCGTAATATATCCGCACGTCCGCGAAGGTGACACCGCGATATGTGTTGATGCCAACAACTATCTGTTCCCGACTGTTTTTCTGCACTCGGGTTATTTCGATGAAGTCGCCCTGTTCGCTCAAACCGCCGCCTCGCGTTGCTTTACTTGCACCCATTCCTCCCGCATCGTCACCGGCCGCCCAGGCTTCGCGTCACCGACTGCCACCCATGCACCCAACAGGAGTCGTTCGATCAGCACTTCCGCTTCGTCCTCGCTCACATGATCCGTCGGCAGGTAGAGCCAGACGAGAATATCCCCGTTGGCGCCATTGCCCGTGACGTAGGTTGGCACCGGTTTCTTGGAGCGGCCTATGTCGTGGCCCCACATTTGCGCCGCCATACGCTTGGCTTCCTTGTACGTGTAGCCGCCGATCTTCTCTTTACTCATCGAAGTTCCTTCCCCTTGTTTCAAAGAACCCCGGCAGCTCCGGATGACGATCGAGGAACCACCGGGATAGCCCCGCCGACCAGTTGTTATTCAGCTTGAACGTCCGGTTGCCCTGTTCGACCTGGTGATGCCAGCGCATGCGATGCATGATCGTTCGGGCCGAGTACCGCTTGAAACCCCGGGCCGCGACTTCCAGCGCCAGTTCCTCGAACATTCGCGACAGGTCGCGGGGAACACCCGAACACCCGTCAGCATTTGCTACCGTCTTGCTATCAACTTGCTGCCTGTTTGCTTGCATTCCGCGTGCAGTCCCTTCCCGTTGACCCATAGCAGTCGCTTTCCGTTTCCCTCCCCTCCCGCCTTGGACCAGCGGAAGGATCATCGGGGGATCAGGTGACCGGTATAACGCAGCTGTCCGTTGACGGGGACCAAGCGCCCTCCCATCACTTGCTGCGTAAAGAGGAACGGGACGAGCCTTTTCCGTGCAGCGCCGTGATCAGCGAATTAGGGGGTTGTGATGCTGCGTTGTCCCTCAGGTTCGATCCAAAACCAGTCGGGGGCTCGGAAACCCGTGTCTCCACGGTAAAGTGCGCCCCGGTACGTGCGGACCACTTGCATTGCCGACCCAACGCGTTTACATCTTGGGACGGAAATACTGCGTGCGTTAGCCCTCGTCGGATGATCCAACCGGCGGGGGTTTCTTTTTGGGGTTGTCCGTGTACCCATCAGGGGCATTGCGGACGACGACCCCGGGACCGGGCGCCAGATCGGCGCGTGTCCCAACGGCAAAACCCCGACACTGGAAACCAGCACCGCGGGCAATGTCGAGTCTGGTAGAGAAGCTGGAATAAGGGAGTTCTCCTGATCTTCGGTTCAGGGGCCGGCCAACGCGGTTTAAGGCGCCCTCCCAGGCCGACCCCAACACTACCGATGCAAGGCTAGAACCGCCGAAGCGGCAACGCAGTCGTTTCTCCCAAGGCCCGTAACTAAGCTGCTTCGCTCGCAGCCGCAAGGGGTTACCCGTTGCCCTTCCACTGAAATCTTTCTTAGCAGCGCAGCGTACTTTTTTCGGCGTTTCGCGGAAACGCCCGTCGATGATGAGGCGCAATTTCCGTAATCGCTGGCGATGATGATCCGCCGAGGTGAGGCTCGCAGCTGAGAAGGCCCGTCAACCTGACGAACCTTTGCGCGGTTCAACCCCGCCTGCCGAGTTTCGGTGCAGGTTGCACCGAATTTCGCGTCAACCTGAAACGCATAGTTTCGCCACAACCTGTGCCAAAACTAAAACGGGGCCGGAGGATAACCCCCGACCCCGCCCCCCTCGCCGTGTTCGTTGCGGGTGCATGCACCCGCCTTGACCAGTGCGCTACTCGTCCTTGTAGTCGTAGCCTCGCACCGGCTTTTCTTGCTCAAGCCGCGACCACTCCGGCCATGTGTCGAAGCGTTGCCACTGTCCGCGACGGTGCAGCTCCCGGCACACGTCACGCATGCCCTGCCGGCCAGCTTCATGGAGCAGTAACTGCCAGCGGGTTTGATTGGCGATCACGGTCTCCGGCAGCGGATCGTTCTCGATTCGCATGTGCGTCGTCAGCCAGCACCGCCGCGCCGGCTCCAAACCGGTTACCCACAGCTTTTCGCCGGCAGCTTCCATGGCATCGATATAACCGCCCGGCGTGAATCCGGACGTGTCGACCTTGGCGGCACTAGTCATTGTCATGTCTCCCGTGGTTCACGCCGAGCCGCTTGATTTCGCCGACGCCGCAGAGTGTGCGAAGTCGCTTTTCCCAATCTTCATCGAGGTTGAAATCGCCGTCACAGGTGAACGCCATAATCTGCATGGCGAGGTCCTGTGCCGTCAGAGGAAGTTGCGCGAGCAATTCGAGTTCGATGGTTCGCGCCGCGTCGAAAACCGGCGCAGCCTGTTCGGACGGCAGCATCTGCCCGTGTGCCATCAGGCGATACCATTCCCGAAACAGTGGCGCGATCCGCGACTGTTCAAACAGTCCCTGTTCGTTGGGCGCCGTCATTTGCGCGCCCTCCGTTTCGCGGTTTTCTTCTTGGTCTTCTTCGCCACCTTCGCGGCTGCTTCCGACACCATCAGCCGGCCACTTGCAGCAGCGCAGATCGAAGCCATGGCGTTGAAAAACTCTTCCGCTTCGTTGGCGCTACCCTGCAACCTTGACAGACACCGCCTGCCTTCCTTGTCCGAGAGGGATTGCACCAGCTGGTATTTCGTGCGGCCCATCGTCGTGTAGCAGAGCCGCAGGATCACCGCGGCATCTAAAAATCGTTTGTTGGACAGGCTTTCCAGAGGCTCAAGCGTCCAAGCCTCAAACGTCTCGGCTGCAAGCGCCGCATCGGTCATTTTCAGGGGTTTGTCGCTCATCACGCGTCGTGCCCATGAAAGCCCTTGAAGGCTTTGCCGATATTGGCGTGCAGCTGGACCAGCAGCCAGCTTATCTTTTCGGTCTCCGTGGTGTCCGTGAGAATGACGTAACTCGTTTCACCCTGCGACTTGCGGAGCTGGGCGGAGAACGTTGCAAATGCCGCCCACATTTCTTCCCATTTCTTGGCGTTGGCCAACGGCAAGAACTCTTCGAGAAGATCATAGAGCAGGCCGGCCGCGTTGAGGGCGCCATTCAATCCCTCTTCCAGCGCGGTCGCATCTTGTACGCTGACCACTTCCATCGGCGCGGCGTGATCAGCGGGTACAAGCTTTGTTTTCTTGGTCATGGGGTTTCCTTCGGATTGGGGGAAATCGGCGGACGCCCTCGCATCCGCCGTCAGTCTTGTCAGGCTAGTGCCGCCAGTCGGTCATGCACCGTGACCAGCAGCCAGAAGGCAAAGGGCCGCTCTTGCGGGCCAACGTCTTCGTCAGCGAGGAAGTCAGGGAAAATCTCGGCGTCACGCAGCACGGCTTCCTTGTAGTACGCCAGCAACGCCATGACCCCGGCCATCGTCGTCGGCTGATCCTCATTGATCAGTCGGCAACCCGGTTCGTCGTAATCGCTTTCATTCATGCGCTGCAGGCAGGCGATCCAACGCGGATCGTCTGTTTCAACGATCGTCAGATTGCCCGCCCATTGTGAGGATTTCCGCAGAGCAACCGGGATAGCTTCCTCAAGCCGTCCGTGTTCGCGGACAATCTCGTCATAGTCAGCCGCCGCCTTGCGGTGACGTTCGATTGCCGCGAAGACAGGATCGTTTGCTTCGATCAGAGCGCCAATGCCATCAGCCGCCCGTGACGGCGCAGGCAGGGCAAGCATGGCGACCGGCGCGGCCAGTGCCAGGAGGTTGCGGCGGGAAATGCTTTCGGCCATTTCGGTTTTCCCTCAATTCAGAGCGGCTTGATTGCCGTCCTGAAAGCGGTTAAACCATAAGCCCCGAGGGAATGCAAATGGGTTTAACCAATGCCGAGGAAAAAAGATGACGACGCCGCAGGGCGAGACCCCATCATCGGGGTTCGTGTCCCGCCAGACCTTCGCCGGAAGGTCGAGAAATGGGGAAAGGAACGAGAGCCGGCCTTAACCATGTCAGCCGCCGTGCGCGAGCTGCTGCAGGTGGCACTGGCATCCGGCGCGGTCACAGCGCGGGGTGAGGAATGAACCGGAACAGTGCCGCCAAGATCATGGCCGCGGTCCGCTCATTGTCCGCCGTGCTGGCGGCAGAGGGCGTTACACACCGAATCCGTGTCGATATTCCGTTTGAGCAATGGCCCGAGTTTCGGACCATGCTGGCACCCTATGCGACAGGGGCAGGGGACAAGGTCGGCGATTATTTCACGATCGACGCAGGCACGACTGCGTTTCTGGAATGGCGCCGCCCGCCCGGCATCTACACGTCATGGCCCGCGCCTTCAAAGGAAATGGGACCGACAGAGCGCGAGCGCATCTTTGGGCGCATCCTGCCAGACCTTACCGCAGACGAGCGTAAACTGGCGCAGATTGCGCCAGTTGACAGTCGACGCCGCTAACCAATGGCGCGGAGATATCCGGACTGCAGGATATTGCCGGTCCCCGTGTCCGCCGCGTCAATCGCGTGGTCGTAAGGCCCCATATTGTAGATTTTATACCCGACAATGAGCGCGCCGCTTGTGTGCGCAAAGGTTGCGTCAAAGGCCGGCGTGGCCGTGTTGAATGCCGCAGTGCCACCGCCAGTGCCGTATGCCCCGATGACGATCAGCGGACTTGTCACACCCGCCGCCGAGACGGCCTGCGAAGCCGGATCACCGTCTGTGCCTTCGCCAAGCCACGTCGAGAGCAGGACCGGGAAAGGAGATGCCAGGGCACGCGACGGGCGGAACACCAGAATCATCTTGCGGTTGCTGCTATCGGCATTCATGCCTGTGAGGGACGTTCCACCCGGAGCAGCACCGAGAACCCCGACAGACGAAATCTGGCGCCGGACCGTGCCTGCCGTTGTATTGATGATCGAGGCAAAGCCCGATGGTATCGCGGTTGACGGCAGGCCGGCGCCGTTCAAGCCACGGTCACAAAGATAGGCGATATCGCCTTGAAGGGCCGCTGCCGGGACAGTGATCGTGCTGGCGCTGGATTCCGCACTATCCACAAATGCCAGAGTGAGTTGCCCACCGAGAAAGCCGGGCGACATTCCGGGTAGGAAACTCATCCCTTGGACCGGATCGCAGAGACGTTGAAATGCGAGGCCGTCACGCAGAAGAGTGTCAGCAGATACCACTTGGTATCGTCGCAATCCGTAATTGTCGGGACGGCCCCCAGAAAGTTTGCACCAAAGGTTATGGTTCGGTCCGTGGTGTTGTTGCCCTGCACGAGGATATAGCGACACGTTCCCGGCTGGCCGTTCGTCGGGTTGTCTATCTGCCGTGCAGCGGTGACGGTCAGCGTGAAGAAAATTCCGGAATCCCAATTAACCGCGACCGGGCCAGCATCGACCAGCGCGACCGGAGCCGAAGCCGTTTCAATGTGATCCGCGGAAATATATTTGTCGGCTGTTGCGGCGCGGACTTCAGCATCCGTTGCTTTCTCGACGATGCCCGGGAGGCTTGTCGTCGCGGCGTTGATTGCCGCCGTCAACGCCGCTGCGTTGGCAAGGGTCAGCAGCGCCCGCCCGTAAGCCGTGGTGGTCAGCGCCGCAATGGCCGTCAGATCAGAATCGAGCGGTTGACGGCTGCTCAGGTCGACGAGAGCCGCAATCAGTGCCAGCGTCGTCTGGCGGGAATTGCCTCCTTGGACGACGTGCAGCAGTTCGGCGCCGGTCAGCGCACCAGCCGCGGTCAGTTCAGAGACTTGCTTATCGGTCATGGAATCCGGTCCGTGGTTGTCGAGGCGATACTTACGAACACCCCGGAGAGACGTAGCCGCCCCGTCGCATCGATCAGCAACACATCGTCGCCATCGCTTGCCGATCCGGAGAGCCGTAGGAAGCCGCTAATCCGATCTACGGCAGCGCCCGCTGGCGTTCCCGTCAGCCGGTTTGTGATGGAACCGCCAACCGTGCCGGTCACGCGATCCGTGACAGTTGTTGCCATCTATCAGATCCCGCCAAGCACGCGGCCGGCAGCATCCGTGCGCAGCGAGGACGTTGGGCTAGCCTTGGTTGCCCCCGTCTTTTGCGTATTGTTTTTTGTGCTGGTCGACGGTTGCGCCTTGGGTGTCGTGGTGTTCGATTTCGTGGTGTTCGATTTCGTCGGATTGGTATAGCCGCCACCACTTGACGAACCCGGCTGCACCTTCGCGCCGCCCGGCTTTTGTGTCGTGTAGTACTTGCTGGAATCGCTGTCCGACGTGCTGCGATACTGATAGTCAAATTCTTCCGGCGTCAGTTCACCGAACACCGGGGACGGTTGCGCCTTGTATGCCTGATAGGCCGCATTTTCCTGTTTGCGCTGGTTCTGCTTTTGCGTCTGCATCGAGCGGGCGAACGCCGACGTAGCGTTGTAAAGCGCCGCGCCGGTATTGTTGACCGTCGAACCGTTCGGCGTCACCGCCCCGAGGCTCCGGCCGACCGAAGCCCCATCGTAGGGCGTGAACAATTCGTTTTCGGCTTCCAGCAAGTCCGGGTTGATGAATGCCAACGAACGCGCCGGACCTTCAAGCGGCGCCGCGAACGACAGATCATCCTCATCTGCCGGTCGGGACTGCAGTGGCGCGCCACCGGTTATTTCGGCATGCCCCTGCCGTGCGGCCAGATAGCGGATTTTTGGGTATGCCCCAAGACCGCCCATTGCATCCGCCAGATTGGCGCCGATGCCCCAGGCCGCGGCCGAGACCGGGGGGACCGCCTGCCCGAACGGGTTGGGAGCCAGCCCAGGAATGCCGCCAGCGCCCGGCGTGGCCGGGATGACACCAGTCGCCGCCGCCTGCACCACGGCCGTCAGCGGGTCCCCGGACGGGGTTGCCGAGGCCAATTCGGGCGAACCTTCCATACCCTGCCGATAGGGCGCCTGTTCTGCCTGTGCATCGCGCAGCATCGCAGCCAGCGTGCGCGGTCCGATAACGCCATCCTGCCGCAGCTCCGGCCGGCCTGCCTGATAGTTTTCCACAGCCTGCCGGGTAAGCCGTCCAAAGCGGCCATCGACAGCCACCGGGCGCCCCTTGTCGTCACGGACCCCGCGACGGTTCAGGAAGCTTTGCAGCTGGCGCACGTCGTCACCGGACGCACCCTTGCGAAGCCGGCCGTTCCGCGTCAGCACCCGTTCCGCGACCGCCGATATATCCGAGGCCGGACGCAGGTTCGGTTTCGGCGCCTTGGCGGTCTCATCCACTACGGTCGGCGCATCCTCAGGCTTGGCCGGGATCACCGCCTTGCCGTCGTAACCCTGCAATTCAGACGCCGCACGAGCGCCCAGCGCCGGATCACCGACAGGACGTTGACCGGCATTCGGGATATCAGCTGGCGGGATCGGCGCGGATATGTCCGTCAGGAGCATGCCCCGCGTATTCTTGCCAATCACGCCGTCGACTTCCAGACCGCGATCCGCCTGGTAACGTTCCACCGCATCCGGGCCGACATAGCCCAGCTTGTTAAGCCGGATCATATCCACGTCACCCATCCCGATCGACACGGCCGAGGGGTAGTAACTACGCTGGCGAGCGTTCAGCCCGCCCTCCCATGATCCACCCATCATGCCGAGGCCCTGCAATCCGCCAAGGTCGAAATGCATGGAATCCATGGCGCCGTAATTATTCTTGCCACCGAAGTAGCCCCCCCAGCGCAACGCATTATCCAGCTCGGGATACATCTGTTGCTGCTTCGTGCGGACGAGCTGCGCAAACTGTTCGTAAGCGCGGAACCCGTTGCCGTCCTGGTAGTCGGGAATGACCTTGCCGTCACGGCCGATGATGTTGATATCGACCGCCCGGCCCTTGCCGTGCTGGCGACGGTCACCGCCGCGCATGGCAGACTTGACCACGACCGGCAGATTGAAGTCAGCCGCCGCCGCCGTCAGCACGCGGACCAGCCGCGGATCGACGCCACCGGTACTCTTGCCCGGCATGCCCATCAAACGCCGGCCGGCACTGGTCAACGCGGCTGCGATCGGTCCCGGCTTAGGCGTAACTCTAGAGGCGCCGGCAGGCCGCAGGCGTGGATTCGGGACGTTGCCCATCGGCGCCTTGGCCACCGTCTGTTGACGCTGGACCGGCGTTACCCCGGCAATGGCGCCCTCGACAAACGGACGGGCAGCATCCGGAACGACGTTCGGATTCGTGCGGTAGACCCCGGCCAGCTCAGCCTTGGTTTCCACCGGCAGGGAATTGAACTGTCCCGGCATGGCCAGGTACTCGACCATCGAGAATTTCTCGTCCTCAATCACCCGGTCGACGGCAAGGCGGTCCCCCGTCAACGCCGCGGCAAGCAGCCTATCGAACTTGGTTTGATCTTTTGCCATTGACCGCCTATGTTGGTTTAACCGGGATTGGCCCGGCAGAAGGAACCCGTTATGCGCCTGCTAGTCACCGCCGCGGCCCTTGCCGCACTCACCGCCCCGTCATTCGCCGCAACCTACGGCGCGGGCGAAGCCTGTTTACTCCACAACACCAAGCGCACCGCCGAAATACGGTCCGCCGTCGACGTGCCATCCTATCTCATCTTGGGTGATCACATCATTGGCCCGGAACTGGATTGCCAGGTATCCCGTCCGATCCGAACCGGCAGCGCCATCGCTTTCCACGCCACTTGCGAAGGGCAGGGCGAGGCATGGGAGACCGAGGCGACCTTGAAGCTTTTCGAGAATGCCGGTTACCGCAAGACCGCCAGCCTAACCATGGACGGGACAACCGTTGTCCTGTTCGATTGCGGCCAGCGGTTCCGGAAGAAGCCGGACGATCCGGCCACCAAGAAAGAACACTGATCAGTTTTTGGGCGGCGGCATCCCCATTGCGTCGCCCACCCCCTTTTCCAATTCGTTGATCAGCAGCCGAATATAAAAAAGATTTTGCAGCGGGATCATCTTCCGCGTGGCCCGCAAGTCGTTCCGGTCATAACTGCCGTCCGCCCCCATCGTCATAAAATCAGCCACGATATCCATGGATGGACCGAGCAGCGCACCCATCATATTGCGCGAGGCATACCGCGAGACCGGCGCGCCAGTCATGCCGGCGGCCGTGAACGGACGCAGCGCGGTTTTCTCTGCGATATTGTTGACTTCCATCAGCCAGCCAGCAAGGCCGGATCGGTCGAACGCTTCAACCGCCCACACTGCCGGATCGTCGGACGTTGGCATGCCGGCCAAATCCATTTTGATTTTGTAGACCAGAGCACCCAGCGCCAGCTGCATCATCCAGCCGTTGATCGTGGCCATGTCCTTTTGCTGCAGGCCGGCAATCGTGCCGCGCTGCATCGATGCAAAATTGAACGTCTTGAACTGCCCAAGAATCTTGCCGGCGCCGGTACTCATCCACAGGGGTTTTTCCTGTCCCGGCGTAATAATGGAGCGGTCAACCTCACGGTTGAGCAGGGCGCGGAACGACTGTGACGCCTGAGAATCGGTCCAGTCGGCAGTTGACGCCCACCACACCGGCCCATCCTTCTTGCCGTGCGCGGCGAACTGTTGCGCAATCCTGTCCGCCATGGCGCTATCCACGCCACCACCGGCCAGGTACTCGACTTCCGCCCGCGAGAGCGTGCCACCGCTGCCGAGTGTCTCGATTGCCTGCAGCGCACGGGTTTGCGCGATGATGCCTGAAAACTGTTTCCAGAAAGCATTCCACGGCGCCATCAGCGAGACGAGACCGAACTTGGTTGTTGCCGCCTGCAGCCCGCGTTCAAACTTGGAGCCGCGCCCGTAGTTATCCATGATATCGGTCAGCGCCATGACCCGATCATCAAGGATCATATCGAGCGCCGCGCCGGCAATCTTCAATTCATCGCGCGCCAGTTGGATAGAGCGCCATTTGGTGACCAGCGGTGCCCATGCCGTCTTCATGGTCCGCGTCAGGCCGTGAACCGCAACCGGACGGCCAATGTCCGTCACGCTGGACGGGGTCATGCCGCCGAGCAGCCGGACGTAATTCAGATCACGCACGACGCGCGCCGCACGCGAGGCAAGGCCATCCGGATTGGTTGGCAAGGCATATGTGCCGCGCAGTCGGTCGCGGATTGCTTCCACGTCCCGCACGTCGGACCGCATCTGCTTGTCAAGCCGGACGCGCTCCGCCTCGGTTGTCGCCGCCTGCTTGGCGCGCATCGCCTCATCGGTGATTTTCTGCACCTGTTCGGACAGGTCGACCGATCCGAACTTCTTGGCAAGCGCGATATCCGAAGCCATGCTGCTAGTGTAGAAGCGCGAGATTACCTCGATATCCCGTTCCACGAAATCGATAACCGATTGCGTCGGCAGGCTTGCCAGCATGCGTTCCTTGAGCGGGCCACGTGGACCAGCAACCATGTCAGTCGGCAGGACCATCCGCGACGGCGCACCGCCCAGGATAGTCTGCGTTGTCTGTTCTGCGATATCCTGCAATTCCGCGTCGGTCATTTCCGCGAAATCGCGTATCTCGGCAATGCGCCGATTGAGCGCGTTGGCTTCCTTCGTTGCCTCACGGATTCCCGAACGAACCGCGCGGCCCTTTTCCAACAGGTCCGGCGCCAGCGTGGCCAGATCGTCGGCAAGCCGCTCGATATCTTCCAGCTTCATGGTTGCCGTATCGTAACGTTCCGCCATCGCCTCGATATCAGCCTTGGCCTTGGCAACGGCCGGCGTGTCATTGGACCCTGCCCGAGCCGGCGCGAAAATCTCCGCCAGCTTCTCCGGCGTCAGCTCATCGATGTTGACGCCCTGTTGCTCCAATTCCCGCGTCAGGTCGCGGATCATGGCAGCGGCCTGCACCGTGTCCGCATCGATGATCGAGTAAACCGGGTTGCCCTTTAGCGTGCTGTCAATCGCCGCAACGAAATCGTTCAGGTCCGCATCGGGCGACAGAAACCCCTCATCCGAGGCCATCCGCAACAGCGCGTCGGGATCGAGGCCATCGGACCGAAGAATGCCGCGCTGCTTGTCGACCACGTCGCGGATTTCGGCACCAAACGCCGTCTCAAACTTCGCCCGGCCGGTTGCATCGTTGCGCGTCAGGCGAATGCCGCCCTTGCTCTTGATGAACTGCACGATATCCGGGGTTATGGTTTCCGGTCGGCCACGCTTCAAATCACGGGTCAGCGTGCGATAGCCAGCCACCCGGGCGCGGTCCGCTTCGCGGGTTTCCTTGGCCGCTTTCCGATTGGCCGCGCCAAGATCGGACGCAGCCTTGCGCGCCTCTGCACGGGTTTCCTTACCTGTCTGCCGGAGAGCATCGCGACGAGCGCGGAACATTTCCGCTTCCTCATCAAACCCCGAACGCAGCATGCTGGCGCCGAATGTCTTTTCCTCAGCCTGCTTTGTGAGCGCCTCCGCCAGCTTGATAGCCTTGGCCTGCTGCCCCTTAAAATGCTGCTGCAGGATTTCGACGAACCGCGGCTGGTTGGCGACGATCGATCGATGGTTCCACATGCGCGTAAGATAGCCGGGGTCCGCAGTGTCCTTGCCGACCAGAACCTTGAAGCCATCAATATATTTTTCGGCTTCCTCACGCAGCGGGTCGAAAACCTTGGCGCGCATCGCCTTTGCCGCGGCCAAGACTTCCGGATTGGAATGCACGTCACCGGCCCACAGAGCATCGGCAACCGCCTGCTTGAACTGCGAATAGGTCAGGCGCCCGGACGCGCCCATGGTTGCCCGCACCGTTCCTATGGCCGGCTGCACCGATTGCGGAACCGGCATGCCCAGCACCCGGAGACCGCCCGGCCCGAACGTGTACCGACGATAGGCCGCGTCGACTTCCTGCAGCGCAGCGCCGAGCGGCCCACGCGCCATCTTCATCTGCGTTTCAGCCGATCCGCCGACCGTCGTGGCAATGCCCGCGGCGTTTTCCTCAAGATAGTTGGGGTCTTCCGCCAGGTCGCGGACGGTCATGCGCGCCGTGTTGAACGGGCTTACCTTTAGACGCGGTTGCGGCCCCTGAAAGGCCAGTCGCCGCTCCAGTCCGCCGACCGCCGCCTTGGTTGTGCTATCGCCCCGCCCGGCCGTCGAGACCTGTGCGCCGACGCCGGTTCCTTCCGCATCCGCCAGCGCGGCGGCTTCCTGCACACGGGTTACCGGCGAGGCGTTGGCGGATTCCGCCAGACGCTGCATGTCCGCGCGGCTGATACCCTTGGCAAGCGGCCCGAGGATTGCCCCAACGATCGTACCGGCGCCGATAGACAACATGCTGTCATAGGTTGTGCGGGTTTCCTGTGCGCCCTGCAGAACCGCTTCCTGTATTCCGACAGCGCCGGCACCAAGGGCCGCGCCCTCTGCCATGCGAACCGCGACGTTAGCCGCCTTGCTGACGCCGTATGCCTTGCCGACCCAGCCGCCAACCGGAATGAAAATCGTCGGGTCAATGACACCGGCCGCAACCATGGCCGCAGTCCCGGCCCAGCCCGAGCGCGACAGCACTTCCATTTGCTGATTTTCGCGATCGATCCGCGACATGATCGACCGTACTTCCGCCTCGCTCATCGCCGTGGCGAAGTTGTCGAGATGTTCGCTGTAAGCGCCGTCAACGCCGCCGATCGTGTTGAGCAGCTTTTCCCCGGTAAATTCAGGGTCCGGCTTGAACGCCGGGCGGGAGAGGTAGTCGATACCGTTGACCACCGAATTGCCGAGACCGAACGCGGCGCCAATCGTCGACATTTCGTCCGACTGTTCGCCGATCGTCAGCGGCCCAATCGAGACTTCAAACGAGGGCGAGAAAGGTGGAGCCTCTTCCGTCGCAGCCTCCGGCACCGGCATGCCCATGCCAGTCCGTAGCGCCTTGGCGTTCTGTTCCTCACGGAACGTGTCCTGAGGCGGAGTTACCACGTTGCGTGGCGTGCGCCCCGGTTCCGGCTTGCCGTCAAAAATGATCATTGGCCACCGCCCACAGTCGGACCGGAAGGCTTGAGGCCCCACGGCTTGGCGCCCGGCTCAGCAACCGGCGCACCCCACGGCGCCGCGTTCGGCTCAGCTGGCGTCTTCGGTTCGCCCCACGCGCCAAATTCGCGCGCCACTTCGTCGGCAATCAGTCGGTTTGTATTGTCGATAATCCGCTGATCCGCATCCTTCGCAGCCTTCACCGGATCGAACGCCACGTAGAGCGGGCCACCGTCAGGGCCGGACAGGATATTGAAAACCCCGTCCTGGTCGAACACGCCAATCTGATATGGCACCGGTCCGATTTGACCATTGCGCTGGCGCTCCACGGCGCCGGCCGTGTTCTCGTCAGAGATTACGAAATAACGATCCGCGTCTGGCATGGTGGCTTCAACCAGCTCGCCCAGCTGGTCATCCATCCAGCGTGTCGACCCGGCGATTGCCGGCAGGATGCTTTCGGGAGGATAGGCCATGAGAACCGGCGCCGAGCCGGTATCGCTCGCACCGTATTTCCCCTTGAGGCGTTCAATCGCCTGTGCCTGTGCCTGCGTTGACTGGCCGGTCACCGAGTAGCGTTCCGCGTAGAGCGTTTCAAAGTCACGACGCAACGCCTGTTCAAACCCCGGATCAGGTGACAGCACGGGTTCATCGCCACCGCTCAGGAACGCAAAGTTCATCACGTTGGACGACGGATCGAAGGCATCGAGAATGGTTGCCGTCGGGACTTCGCGCGCCAGCTTCTCGCCTTCCGTCCGCAGCCCTTCGCGGCGCCGGGCTTCCTCGGGGTTCATGGCCGGATCAAGCCGCGCCTGCAGCTCATCGGGAGGCAGGAGGGGTGCCAGCAATTCATAGTCCTGCAGCCGGCGGATTGTATCGTCATCGAATGCGCGTTCCGCCGCTTGCGGGTTGGAGCGATAAAACTGGTCGAGCATCGCAAAGCCGCGCGCCTGCCGTTGCGGATCGGACGACCACACCGCGCCGGATATCACGTCAGACGCGCCGGCCGGGATAAGTCCGGTTTTGTCGACAATGTATTGCAGCGCCGCCGCGTCGGTTGCCGCCGCCTCGCCGTCACCGAGCAGGTTGACGCCGTTCCGTTGCGGCCCCTTTTCATAGACCAGATCAATCGCTTTCTGGTCATCGGCGTTGTAGGGGTTCCACGTGTAACTGCCGTCCTGCAGCTTGGTTGCGGCTTCCGCGAAGGCCAGCCCTTCCTTGTCGCGTTCAACGATCATGTTCTTGACTGCAGCGCGGTCCGTCGCGTCGGTCAGCCAGCCGTTGCCGCCGCTATAAGCCGTGTCGAGATCGAGCAGATTGAACGTGCCATCCATGACGCCATTTTTGGCCGCGTTCAGTTGGGCCGCGTAAGCCGCCTGTTCCTCAGCCTTGCGCGCGGCTTCCATTTTGACGAGCGCCGCCGAACCATCCATGCCGATCGTCACGCGGTTTTCAAACGACAGGGCATCGAGGCGCCGGCCCCAATCGGCATGACGCGTGCCATCCATCTTGGCATTGGCCCACGCGATAACCTCGCCCACGGACCGCGGCTGCGATTTGTCACCGTCGCGGTAAAACACTTCCGGATTGGCCGCGGCTGCAGCTGGATTGATATCCGCAGCGGACATGACCTGATCGGCGCCGAGCATTGACACGGCGCCATTCGGCCCGAGAAAATGCGCCAGGTAGACGTTGCCCGGGGTTGCCTCAAAGCCGCGCCCGGTCAGGGTCTCCGAATTTTCACGCGAGTAGATATCGCGCATCTCGGCCGACAAGTCGGGATCGGTCCGCAGCGCGGCAATTTCCTCATCCGTGCGCCCTTCCGCAAGGTCAGGCCGATGTTTGCGCAGAAGGCCGATCCACGTTCCTTCCAGAAAGCCATCCGGGCCAAGTGCGCTGGACCGAGCCTTACCCGTGGCCGGATCAATCGGCCGTGCGTTCGGATCACCACTCGATTCCACGAACCGGATACGCTCGCCGACTGTCTCGTTTTCCTGTGACGGATCGACGTAAACCCGTTCCTCGGGAGGCAGCGACGTGGCAAAGGCGCGCTGAATCTGTTCCTTGACGCCCGGCGTGTAATTGCCGTTGGCGTCGGTTGCCCCATTCCACAGCTGATCCTTTTGAACGTCGGTCAACGCCGGGTTGTTATCGATCAGCGCCCACGCGTCTTCTTCCGATTCGGTCAGCAGCCCGGCCTTGCGCGGATCGTCGGCCGGCAGTTCAGCCGCCAGACTGGCTTTCGGCAGAATGACGTTGCGCACGGATTCGTCGACATTGTTCAGGGCGAAGCGGCGTTGTTCGCCACGCTCAAAATCGAGAGAATCGGAAAACAGTGTCTGTTCCAGCGTGAACAGTTTCTGATCGTATTCGAGTTGCACCTGAGGCGGCAGAGTGTGTTTGAACGCCTTGGCCCGCTCGAAATAGCCTTGCGAATATCCGTCGGCGAACCCCTTCGCGCCACCCGGCGCAACCGTGCGGGTTGCCTCGTCGTATCGCTTGGCTTCCTCAAACTTGAAACGCTGATAAGCCGTTTCGGCTTCAACGCCGGCCATCGCCTGCCAGTTCTGATCAATGGCGTTGGCAGCGCCCGCGGCCTTGGCACCGAACGAGGCCACGCCATCCCACGCGGCAGACGTGTCATAGCGGGCAATCGGAGCGCCAGAGCGCGCCGAAGGCAGGCCCCCGAGGCTGTCAGCGTTAGGAAGACGTGGTGCCATCAGCCGTAATTCCCCGCTACAGAGCCGCCGCCGAATTTCTGATACGCCGTTGCGCCACCCTGCAGGGCAGTGCCGAACGCGTCCCAAATGGCGCCCGTGGCCGCCGCCTTGCCTTCCGCGCGTCGACCCGCCGCCGAAGCCTTCATGGCGTTCGACCGGCTTTCCCCGCCGTACTGCGTTATCCCGGCCTGGTACGTGCCATAGGCGTCGATTTCGCCGGCAAGATCGAGGGTTGACGGATCGGAGGCCGAGAAGCCGGACGCGGCCGAGCGCGCCTGCAGGGCCGACAGGGCCAGCCGTTTCTGGCGTTGCAGGGCCAATGCCTCACGTTGGGCCGCGGCGCGTTCCTCGCCCGCCTTGATATCCATTTGCGCCGCCTCGTACTGTGCGGCGCGGTTGCGCTCTTGCCCGGCTGCGATCGTTCCGACCGCCGAGACAGCCGTACCCGCAAGGGTCAGCGCCGTCATCAGTCCAATGTGTGCCATGCCGCCCTAACCTGCCTTCCATATCCACAGATTCCGGCCGTTGTACGCCGGAAAGAACGTCTGCAATTCCTCGTGCCAGGATACTGGCGCCTCATACTCATCTATCGGGCGGAAGCCCATCGAGACCAGCCAGCGCGGAGCGCCTGCGAAGGCCGGATCAATCACCGCGTAGAGTACACGCCGACCGCTTGCCTTGGCGCGCGTGATCAGCCGGGACGCCGTCTTGACCAGCGCCAGCCGATACCGCAGCCCGGTTTCGGTTGCCGCGTAGAACGCCACCTGCCGGCCGGCCACCTGTGCCAGCCCACCGATGCATTCGACCTTGCCATCAACCACCCCGACGTGCCCCCACACCGTTGGAAATATCGTCTGATCGGTGAAGAATGCCCGCATGTCATCCGGGACCAGCGGCCGAACGACGATCAAATCTTGTCCTCAGTGCGCAGGGACGGAACCGCTGCCATGACCGTCGCGGCATGCGGCGCGAACGCCTTGAGGCAAATCCGCGAATCCGTGTCGTATGACCCCGGAAACTCGTAAGACAGCTCATCGTAAGTGTTGAAGATTTCCGTTCCCCGAACCGTGGCGCCCTTCCGGACTTGCGGCAGACAATCCATGTGATCGTAATCACGCCCGTAGAAGAGGCCGCCGTTGTGCGTCTCGTACAGAATAAACGCGATATGGTCGAGCCGCTTAATCTGGTTCAGCGCCGTGCCGGCCGCAGCGGCATATGCCATCTTTGTCGACTGCCATGGCGCCGAGTACCCGAGGCCAACGGAATATTCCTGCACCGTTTCCGGCAGCGTGATTTGGCCCGCCGAGACCGTGAACGTCGTCTGCACGCCCGACGCGATCGGAGAGAACGACTTGCCGTCCGCCCACACTACGACCGCCTCGCCCTCAAGGTGCGACAGGCCCGTAATGGTTGCCGAGGCCGACTGCGTGCCGTGCTTGGCACTATCCACAAGGCCGCTGCGTGAAGGCGTGATTTCCGCCCACGTCACCGGACTTGCCAGCGTGATTGTGCCACCGGTTACGGTCTGGTTTTCCAGCTTGACGCCGCTCGCATCGCGCAGGGTTACCGCCGTGCCGTCCGCATACGGCAGATCGGTTATCGAGCTGGTCGACGTGCCCGAGTAAATGGTTTGCGGATAGTGACATTCCCGCTCAAGCGAAAACTTCTCAAGGTATCGCTTGGTCTGCCCGTTGATCACCCGGCGGACGTGATAGTAAAGCTGATCCTCGTCCGTGCCCGGCAGCACTATTGCCGCTTCAACGAATCCGTCGGTTTCGACCACCGCCCAGCACAAGACTTCTTCCGCCTTTTCAAACGTCAGGACGGCCACCCGGCCATCGCCCAGCACGCAATGAAACCGCGTGTCAGGCTGGCGCTGGACCGCGAGAGAGACCACGCCGGAATCGAGCAGGTCGGGGACCAGCAGAGACAATTCCTGTGCCTGGTGCGTGCCCTGGTTCAAATCGAAGTCGAGCATGAAAACCCGCTTGCCCGACCGCTGGACGAATATGCCGCGCGTGTCGACCACCACCGCCGCAACGTCTGCCGAACCCTGCGTGGATATCGTGCGCGCCGCAGTGTTCTGCGAAGTCAGCGGCTCATCGAGCGAGGAAGACTGCATGGCGATTTCCTGCCCGGCAGTGCCGAGCAGCATGCGCTGCAAAGGGAGCGCCCAATAGACCGAATCAACAGGACCGCGGCCGATGGTTTTGACGATCGGCGCGGATTCGCCCTCGGTCTCGTCGTCATAGTTGGCATAGTCGTCAGATACCGAGCCGAACGCCTGCGATCCGCCGAACCACCACAGGCGCCCCTCAAAGAGCGCCGCCGAAGTCGGATGCCCCCGTTTGTCGGACCACTGCCCCTCGTTCCAGTTGTCCGTATACTCGGTCAGCGAGAACCGCTTGAGAACGTTCACCGTGACCGTCGTGGCCGAGTTGTAGGCAAGCACCCGGCAGATGCCCGTGACGCCGCCACCGGTATAGGTAAGCGTGGCAATTGCAGTTCCCGACGTGTAATCGGCCGTCACGGGAATCGCGAGGCGATACCAGACCGTCACGTTGTCGTCGGCATCATCGATGTTCGTGGTTGTGTTGGTCGTTATCGTCTGGACCGTGCGGAAGCCTTCGTCCGGCCCATCGAAGGAACGCTGCACCCGGATATTTGCGGTCCACGTTCCCGTGGTGACGATCGTTGAGCGGCGTTCGGTTGCCGCGCCAATGCCGTTGACTTCCCACGCAGGGGAATAAGCATCGGCCGAGCCGAAGCGGAACACCCCGTTTTGACCTGTATGGAACAGGCGGAAGATTGCGCCGACATGTGCGGAGGTAAAGAAATTCTCGCTGGCGGTCAGCGTCGTGTTGCCGAACGTCGCGGAAACTTTCAGCTTGGCTTTTGAGGTTCGCTCAGGAACGAACGGGCCGTTATCCGGCTGATAGAGAACCACCGACCATGACCGGCCTGTGCCGCGACGTTCGATCCGGCGCGGGGTATGGAACGAGCTACCGACAGGCGATGACAGGGCGTTGCCGCAGGCGACGAATACCACGTCCGCGGACTGATCCGAGCGGATGCCTGGGATATCGAGCAGCGGCCATGGCGTCGTAATTTCCATGACGCCTGCAGAGGCAACCGCGATGGTCGACAGGTAGACCGGATAGATATCCCCATGTCGGAATGTCAGGTGGAAATCACCGGTTGGCGTGAAGGCCAGCGAATGATTGCCGGTCAGCAACGTGGTTTCGGCAATGTATTCCTGCCCGCCCGAGGTCGAGCCGACACGGAAGGTCACCGGACCGCCGGCAACGATGATGTTCAGCGCATGCTCTATGTTCTGGTCAGGAGCGGCCACCGTGATTTGACGGGTGACAATCGCGGCGCCGTTTATGTTGGTGCCGTTGAGAATCAACTGCCCGGACATGGTGACGACGCCGCCACCTGTAGACGCATCGGTCCAGCCGGCAGAAGTCGCAAACGAACCGTTGGAAATCGTCGTCGACACACTCGGGCGGGTAATCAGGGCGTCATTCACCCACACCCGCATTTTCTGGTCGGTCAGTTCGATCAGCGCCGTATCGCTGGTTGACGCAACGAATGGTATCCAGCCGGCTTTTGCATCAGACAGCGACGAACCCAGATAAACGTCACCGGTCCGCAGGCGCATGGCGCCTTGCGTCTTCGCGGTCCAGTTGGTCATTTCCGCCGCGGATAGCCGCGTCCGCTCCACGTCGACGCGCGCCAGCGCCAACGGTGAAACCAGCCCGCGGTTTAGGGCGAGAAGATCGAGGTTTGCTTTAGGCAAGGGACTTAACTCGTCAGACCGTTATAGCCGCGCGTTCCGAAGCCGGAGAACCGGGACTGAGACCACGACCCCGGCGGGCGGAAACGCGGTTGGGCCTGGTTCATCGCATCGCGCGCAATCGCTTCCCGCTTCGCCTCTTTCAGACGTTCGCGCAGGATTTCACCCTTCGACGCATTCTGCGTCGACCGTTCGCAGTAGCGGAGCGCCAGCGCCAGTTCGACAAACCGCGTGTAGGATACCGGCCACGTCGCCAGATTGAGACCCCACGATGCATCGTTCGACGTGTAGCGCACATAGAGCGGGTCTTGATCGGCAGACCAGTACGTCACGTCATCGACGTAACGCAGCAGAGGCGCGCTGAAATACTCATCACCGGATACCGCCTGCGTGCGCAGCCAGTCCGACGGCTTGGCGAACACATACTGAAAGCCGAACGCGGGCGTTATCGACGGATCGGCGTCAATCTTGATCGTCCGCGTTGCAAAGTTCCACTCGCCCGACTGCAAACACCATTCGACAAGCGGCGTATAGAGCGCGTCAAGAATGCGCCGCGGTTCCCGGTCTTCGCTCAGGGACGCAAGCGTTGCGTCCCCGAGTTCGATCAGGACAGCGTTGTAAATGCCGAGCTGCGTTGCGGCCATGGCGGGTTACTCCGCAGGGGCTTCGGGAGCGGGCGCCGGCGTGGCGTGGCGTGCGAGTTCGATAACGTCAGCCCCGAGCCGGTCAGCGCCAACAACGTAAAGCTGCACGAACGTCGAATAACCCGGCACGTCACGGACATGGACGATATCGCCGCGCTTCATCTGGTTGGCGACAATCGACCAGAAATCGCGGGCCAGAATGTCGGCAATCTCGTTCGGGCGCTGAATGTCGGCCGACCATACCGTGTGCAGATAGCCTTCCGCTTCCGCCCGCAGTTGCGCATTGAGCAGTCGACGCGGAAGCCGGTTCACGTTCACGGGTTCGTCGGTTTTCTTGAGGGCCGCAGCCATGGTGATTTCCTTCATTGGGGACAAAAGAAAAGGGCGGGCGGCTTGATTGCCGTCCGCCCCATGCTTGTTCGGGACTGGTGCCAGTCCGTCAGGAATTTAGGTGATCGCCGTCGGCGCCGCGACAGTCGCCGCGTTACCGGAGACCGAGGCCACCTGATAACGCTTGTACTTCGCAGTGCCGGTCTGCACCACGTCGACAAGGTCGCCTTTGCGCATGCCGCAGGCAGCGCCGTTCGAGAACCACGACGCACCAACGATGGTGGCGTCCGATTCCGCGGCGGCGTCGTAGTAGCCGAACACGCGCGGCGCAATGCCGCCCACCGGTTCGGTCAGAAGGGACAGATTGTCCGGAGTGTATGCCATGGTTTCATTTCTCCTTAGGCGCCGACATACGCCGAGCCGTCGTGCTTGACCTGCACGATGCCCGAGTTCTGAAGGATTTTCGCCTTGTGGTAGATCGTGGCGCGCGACCAGCTAAGGTCCTGCTTCTTGTCGTAATCGGCCTCGATCTTGTCTTCGCCGAGATTGCAGGCGTAGCCGAGGGCCGAACGATGCCAGATATAGCAAAGCTCAGTCGCCGTGCCGAGGCCCGAGATCAGCGAAGACTGCATCCAGTTGATGCCCATCCAGCGCAGCATTTTGCGATTCTTGCCGGCGAAGGTCTTCACGTCGACGTATTCCGAAGACGCAAATTCCTTGGTCTGCACGAGGTAGGCGTAGAAGGCCGGCGAGATGACGCCGAACATGTTTTCGACTTCTTCGACCGGAACCGCGGCGTTGCCGAGAATGGCAACCGACTTCGCGACGAGGGCAACGCTGCCCTGCGTTGACGCGCCGGTATCAACCGTGGCGTTGGCCAGTTCCGACAGGTTTTCCAGATCGATTTCGCGATTGATAACCGCGATCGAGTGATCACGCATGATCTTCGTCTGGTCGCCCTGAGACGAGAAGACGTTGAACCCGGTCAGCTCGTAAGGCGCATGCTTTTCAGCAAGCGTCACGGTGACCTGTGCGTTGGTCGGATTGCCGTAAGGAATCTTGCCGTTAACGCCGCGGGTAACCGCAGTGTCAGTGGCAGAGCCGGAGACAAGGAACGTCACCTGGTTGCCGTTGGTCACGGCTTCCTTGGTGGTGGCGGAACGGAAGATGCTGGCCTTTTCCTGGAAGGCATCAACCGTCGATTTGCGGAATTGAATTACCGCGGCTTCAACAGCCATGTGAATACCCCTTTCATGGGTCGCTTAAGTGGTGAAAGCGCCGTGTGAGGGGTGTCGCCGTTATCGTCGGGCCGTTTCCGGGTGTCCCCTTTCAGGGATCGGAGGCCGGGCTTACCGGGATCGTCACTTGGCATTAAATCCGGGTGTTACCCCGAGATTGGTGGAATTTGATCCATAACCATTTGGTTGTCAAGCCGCCCGACCGCCGCGCCGATCCTGTGCCATCTTGGCTTCGATCAGCCGGCGTTCCTCTGCCTGCAGCTCCTTATCGTTGTCGTAGGCTTCAAGGTTGTTCTTGCGGAACGCCTCGATTTCCTTGAGCCGATCCATGCCCGCCGATCCGCCAGCCGACGGGGCAACCGACGCCATGGGGTTCATTTCAATGGCCCAGCGCGAGAAGGCCAGAATCGCATCCGGATCATCCCCGATCATGCGACCATCGCCCATGCGACCGCTCATCAACCGGTCAAAGAGACCCTCCGGCGCATCCTGAAACAGAACGGCCATGGCATTGATATTGGCGTCCCGGTTGCGGCCCCATGCCTGGTCAAGACGGTCAGCAGCATCCTTGCGGTTCTTCGCGTCGAGCGTATCGAGTTCCGCCGCCTGTTGCTCTTGCATCGTCGTATACCAGCCGACCGCCTCCGCCACGACCTCAGGGGCAAGATTGCGACCATGCGCATAGGCGCCGAAGGATTGCAGTATCGTCTGATCCGCCTCGCCCAGCGCCACGCCTTCCGGCAGGGTCACGGCTTTCATGTAGTCGTCGACGGCCTCGGGAATGCCAGCCGCCTTGCGATACTCGGCCACCGCTTCCGGCTTGGCATCCGCCGACGGCCGCGCCGGAGGGGCCAGTTTCTGCGTCAGGCGGCTTTCCGCGTTCTTGGCCTTCTTCCACAGGGTCTCGATATCCGGGATACGGTCAAGTTCGGCTTTCAGCTTGGCATCGTCGCCGGCAAGCTTGGTTTTCCACTCGTTGAAGTAGTCGCCGCCGGCAGGCTTGTCCGCGCCGTCAGCCGCCGCCTCAGGGGCCGCAGCGCCGGGAACAGGGGCGCCCTGTGCCAGAGACTTGGGAGCTGGCGCCGCTGCAGCCGCATCGGCCGCTACAGGGGTTGCAGCCGCATCGGCCGCCAAAGCAGTGTCACTCATTCCTTGCCCTCGTTTTTAGCCAGTGCCGCAATGACACCCGGCGTGAAGCTGATAAACTTGACCAGTTCCAATCCAACCGCCCGTTTGCCAAGGCAATAATCGGTTTCACGGCTGGATGGACCGGGACTGAATTGGTTCTGGTACGTCTGACACACGACCTTGACGATGAAGGCCATGGCGTCCTTTTGCATCTGTTCCGTGGCCCGCCCTTCCGCCACCGCCTGCACGCATTCCACGTCATACGAGCGGTAATCGGACGGCGCCCAGAGCGGCTTCGCCGGTTTAGTTCCCTTTGCCACCGACCCTCACCGTCGTTTCGCCAACCGGTTCGCCCGTGGCTTCTACCGGCTCTTTCGTTTCCGGATGATCCTTGGCGGGCGGAGAGACGAACGCCAGAATGGTTTCCGCGTCCTTGACCGCCGTTGCCCCGTCCTCAGGGTGCAGCCATTGCAAAACCGACCGGATGATTTCCAGCCTCAGTTCATCCTCGTTCATTGAATGCCCGCCTCCTTGAATGCCTTGGCCGCGTCACCGGCCGTCTTTCCGATGTTGGCCGCATTGCCGAGCATATCGACGCCCATGGCCATCTGTTTCTGCTTATCCTGTGCCGCCCGCGCCGCCTTGACCGCGCCGTCACCGTTCATCCATGTGGCCGGCCAGCCGAGACCGCGCAGCGAATCCGCCGACGCCTGTTCAAGATCGGCAAGCGCCAGAATCGTCGGATCGATTTCCGCCACCCGCCCGAGCAGCGCCAGACCGTCAGCAAACATGGCTGCTTTGGCCTGGTCCGCAACGTCACGCAGGGGCGACTGCAGTGTAAACTTGATTTCCTGCCCGGACAGACCTTCCGGGATCATCGACTTCGGACCGAAACCGCCCATCCACTGCATGATTTCAAATGACGTTTCCGCCATCGGGATCGAGTACACGTCTTCCGCAGGCTCAAGCAGCGGCGCCTGTGCCCGGATACTGTCCTCAATCCGCTTGCGGACTTCGGTGGCGGTCATGCTGCCGGACATATCCACCGGAGGCAGCTGCAGCTTGTCGAGCATGAAGCCGGAGCGCATCCGCATTTCAAAGTCGTTCAGCAGTTCCTGCCCGATCGGCACACCGGACTTGTCCTGCACGATCGGCCGCAAGACTTCGCCCAGGTTTTCGTCATATTCCAGATCGATATCGGTAATGCCGCCGGCATACATGGCAACGTCACCGCGGATAGCTTGCGAACGTGCCAGCAAGGGCGGATCGACAAACTTTTCCCCGGCTTCCAGAACGGTCCGCGTGATCGTCTGCATGGTCCGGCTGTCCGGCAACATGAAGTTGGTCACCAGCGAACGGCCATACTGACTTTCGGGGACCGTCACCCAGCGCGGTACGACATAGCCGAACCACTGTTGCGGAGTTTCTTCCAGAACCGTGTTGGTCTCCCGCTCAAGGTAAAGGCTGACGAATGGCGGGCGCTTGCCGTTCTTCGCCTTCATGTCATACAGGCGTTGCGACACGACAGCATGCGCGCACGCAATCTTCGTGGACGGGTCCGCCTCGTAAATCTGGCGCACGGCCGGCGAGACCTTGTCGCCAAACATGGTCACCAGTTCGCGCGCCGTCGGCTTCCACCGACGATAGAGGAAATCGACCTTGCCGGAGAGATTGTTGAGCCACACGCAATCACGGATATGGTGCGTCGTGTAAAGCAGCCCGTTGCGCGTCGTGTTGGGCGAGACCTGTAGCACCGCCTGCCCGAACGCCACGAAATCCCAATCCGCTTCCTTGGTCGCGGCCACCATGTTGGCGTCGGGATCGTACATTCCCCGCCACAGGATATCCGACATGCCTTCCAGATAGGCGCGGTTCGTCTGGTCCGAATCTGCAGTCTCGTCGCCGACGTGAACCGATATCCAGCGCGACATGCGCGGACGCAGCATGGTCGACAACAGGCCGACCAGTTCGCGCGTGCAGAGCAGAGGGACCGACGTAAACAGGTTGGACGCGTAATCGGCGCCCTCGCTGCGTGTCGACGTGAAGTCGGCGCGGTGCGGTGCGAAGTGTTCCGCGAGCTGCTGGTTCAGCTGGTCAAGCGGCGCCTTGTCTGAAAACAGTTTCTCCCCGAGGGAGACGATAAACTTGGCGCGCTCATCCATGGCTTAACGGCCCAGCTTGCCGACAGAACCGGTTGCCGAACGGATTGCATCCGAAAGGAACGTTGACGATCGACCACCACGGGAAGACGCGGCCATCGTGGCGCGACGGGCCGCAGCCTGTGCCGCCAGGTTGTTATTGACCGGCATGCGAACCGGCTTGGGAGTTTCGGGACGGGAACCGCCACCGCCAAAAAGTCCACTCATGTTCAGGGTCTCCGAGTTTTCGCGTTTTCATAACCACGAACAACCCGGATAGCCGAGTTGCCGCCATTCCCGCCTCGACTACGTGCCGCTATCCGCCGCGCCGCCGCCTTGGTGCCTTCCGACCAGCACATGACCACCGCGTCACCCTTGCCGGGAGAGCGCCCGAGCCTGTCCCGGATATCGTCTTTCGATTCGAGCTTTATCCCGCGTGCCGTCAGTTCCCACCGCGGCGCCGCCAGATCGGCACGCAGTTCCTGCCCAGGCGGCAATGCTATCCATGACCCATCCGGCTGGTCCGGATCGAGGGCTTCACGGAACAGCCACCATGCTTCCGACCGCTTGTTATAGAACCCCAGCCGTTCCTTGCTGCGTGCCGAGCTGCCAGCCGCGCCATTGAAGCGCAGATATTCAACCGCGTTGTCTTTCAGGCGCTCTATCACCGCGCCAGCATACCCGCCGCCAACGTCAATCACCGGGACCGCGCCATCACGACGCAGCCGCATCAGCGTCATGGCCGACAACGCCCCGTCTGCCGTGGCACTGCCAACCGTCGTATCAATTTCGCCGTACCAGCCACCATGCCGGAATGCCAACTCAGCCGAGTCCCG